GTGGACAAGTTGTTGGTTGGGCTAATCTCGCCAGCCACAGTCGTAATGTCTGATGCAACACCAGCCACTGTAGATACATTGTTTGTGGGGCTGATTTCACCAGCAACAGTGTCGATGTTAGTCTGATTAGCAGACGATGGAACAGTAGATTGCCACGCAGAGCCACTGTAAACCTTGAAAGTGTCGTCTGTGGTGTTGAAGAACAGATCGCCAGCATCGAGGTTAGTTGTCGGGTCACTAGAACCAGTTGAATACTGGCCTTGGAAAGACGACAGGCTAGATGCGGCAGATGTGGCTGAAGTTGATGCTTCTGAGGCTTTTGTAGACGCAGTTGTGGCACTAGCCGCCGCATTGTCTTTGTGGGTTTCCGCAGTGTCACGGTAGCCTTCGGCTAAGTCACGGGCAGACTCGGAGGCTGTTTGAGCGGCTTCTGCCGCATCTTTATGTGTCTCTGCTGTATCACGGTATCCTAATGTAGTATCCCGAGCCGATTCACTAGCAGTCTTGGCGGTCTCACTTGCCGTTTTCGCAGTCTCACTAGCGGACTGAGCAGTCTCGGCGGCAGTCTGTGCGGCTTCTGCCGCAGTCTGTGCGGCTTCGGCGGCTGTGACTTTGTTATCGATAGAGTTCTCTACAGATGCAGTAGTACCCGTTGAAGTGTAGAAACTTGTGTTGCCCATGATTAATACTCATACCTGTAACTAGGGTTAATAACTTGTGTCCCACCGTTCATCTCCTGATCATTGGCTTGCTCTTGGAGTTCGAGAAGGAACTGCTGATAACGTGCCTCAAACGTAGATGTACGCTCATCCATGAAGAAGTCTGAAGCATAAGTAAGACCCGCATAGATAATCAGGTCGGATGCCATCTTAGCGAGGATGTTCTCATCACTGTCGGCGGTCATTGGGTTAAACTCTGCATGGTAGTACATGACCATCTTACCGTCCGAAGGCTCTGGGTAGAGATAGAGTTTCTCACCCTGTCGAGCAAAGTAGAGAGGCTTACCAGCGTAGACATCCCCAGACAGTTCGCGATAGCGGCTCATCGGGATACGGGTCAGTTCATTCGTAGAATGATACAGACTGATCAACTCGATGAAGTCGGCTGGAAGTGTCAGTGTGGCTGTCTGAGAGGTGATTGTGGTTTCAAGCGTCCGTTCACTTGCTGGGGTGCGAAGTTGACGCTGAATACGGGTGATACCCTGATCAAGAAACCGTTCAGTCTGGGCATCTGTTATGTCAGACCGATTAAGGATGTCCTTAAAGTGGGTCTTAATGTCGCCATAATTCATTAACTTCTCCGTGAACGCTTACCGCTACACTTCCATTTCTTTCTGGACAGTCGTAACGGACTATTAGGATTACGGGCGGCGGCTGGGTGCTTCTTCATTTGACCGTAAGAACGAGCACAGTAACTATCGCCCTTCTTTGTGCTGGGAGCGATGCGGTAGCCCTTAGCACCATAGCGGACGGTTGTCTTACGCCCTGTCTGTGGGTTAGTGATAGTCTTGCTGTACTTCTTACCAGTCGCCATTAGACCCTCTTATCTGTCGTCAGAAAGGCATCTAGGTTCTCGGCTTTGAGACGCTTTACGATCTCTGTGCCTGACTTAGAGCCGTCAAGAATATTGAAGCCTTCCTTCATCCACTTCTCGACAATGACAACAGGGATCGAAGCGACTCGCATGAGTTCGCCTTCACGCTGTTCTGTAGAACGATTGCGTTGTTCTTTTAGACCGTCAAGATACCAAGTAGGGATTTCTTGTGTCTTCTTGAGCAGAAGACCGTCAGCATCGTGATCAAACTCGTTGACCACATTAATCAACTTAGGTTCTTTCATTATAATACCTATTATAAGAAAAGGTGGTGACTGAGGTAAGGAGAGCGGAAACCCCCAGCCACCACCAATGGCTAGAACTTAGGACAGGCCAGTAATCATACCGTCTGCATCGAAGTTCATGTGCTTGAGTGACATTTCGCCGACAACGAAGTGCTTATCGCTGTCACCGTTCTTCGCCAACAGTGTGCGAGTGAACGGACGCAGTGTCGCTGAACGCCACATTGCTGGATCATACAGGAACGCATGAGTTGACAACTGGTGGCGGTTGATCACGACTGAATATTCACCAAATGGTGATACATACAGATCGATAGCGTTGACCAGTTCTGTTGAACCTGCAAACTCACGATTGCGGCCTGAAGCGGCGGCAAAGTCAGCCACGATGGTTGCATCGGCTGGCTTGATCATGAAGATTGTTGGCTCAGAACCGTTTTCGTAACAGTCTTCGCCCAGATCCAGCAGTTTTGCTTCGGTCAGTGCGTCAGTGGCATTTGAACCAGCGTCAACAGAAGTGTTGATCATCTGTGTTGCAGAAGCCATTTCACGAGCAACTGAAGCAGAACCAGTTACAGCGGCGTTATCTACACCAATGTAAGCACGTTCTAGATCACGCTTGATCTCTTTCAGGGCTTTACCTAACTGGTAGGCAGTTTCCTTGGCGCGACCATAGGTTTTGACAGCATCAGCGGTGGCTGAGACTTGGAAAGCCTTAGTCAAGATCTGTGTGTTGTTGGTGCGGCTGGTAGTCGCTGACAGTGATGCCATTGACGCATCAGCACCTTCAACTGCCGCATTGTTTGCGGCGGCGGCGAGGGAGTCTTCTTGCCATTCAAAGACACGAGCGGCTACGCTTTCGCCTTTGATTGATGAGAAGAAAGGAGTATCGGTTGGGCTGATGTCTGTGATGATGTCAGAGACGTCTTCAGCCTTCCCAACTTGGTTGTATGAAGTATATGTGCTCATAGTAATCTCCGTTAGAGCAAAAGGTTAGGTTTCCCAACGGCTCATAAGGACACTAGCAACATCGTCTAGATCACGAGATTTACGGAGGTTCTTCCGTGCATCTTGCATTGCCTTCGTTCTACGATCTGCCTTCGTAGGCGGTGCAGAACGTGTCTTCAGTACCTTCTTAGAGGCTTTTGTTTTAGTCTTTTTCACAGCGGCAACCTTCTTACCTTCATCAAACAGGCGGGCTTTGTGTAGGATCTTTAGGACGACAGGATCGACAAAGTTATCGACTTGTTCCTGTGGAAGTCCTTCGGAGACTGCAAAAGTCCGAATGTCGTTGTATAGGTCATTGTTCCACTCAGGGATCTCATCACGGAGAACCTTAAGGGCTTCTTGAGCCTGTGTTTGAAGAGCCTGTTGCTGTTGAGACTTCAGATCAGAGTAAAACTGATCGGCCTCTTCACGAAGGAACTTGAGATCACCTTCAGCGGCCTGAGCATCCTTACGCAGTTGAGCGAAGTCTTCAGTCGCCATCTCTTTGGCGGCTACAAGCATATCGATGTCTTTGTAAGGCTCATACCGTTGTTCGGCTTTCTCCAGCATCTTCTGAAGTACAACGTGTGTCTTTTCGATGTTTGCTTCAGCATCTTTACGTTGCTGGGCAAGGTCTTGAGACTTTCGAGTGAGGCTTGCTTCTTGTCCGTAGAGACGCTTGAGTTCACCTACAGATACCTGATGCTGTTCTTCGCCAACGGTGATTTCGACAGACAAGTCGTCAGAAGCAACAAGTGGTTCATCACTGTCTTCTTCTTCGTACTCTTCTGCTTCGTCCTCATCGGCTTCATCAGGGTCTTCAGTGTCTTCAAGATCGACTTCTTCGGTCTCGATTGCTTCCTCGTTGTCGAACAGATCGCCTTGAACTGTCTCATCGTTCTCGGCTTCTGTCGCCTCCTCCTCGTTTTCCGACTGCTCCTCTACTGGAGTTTCTTCCCACTTGGATAGGATGGCATCAGCGGCACTATCTACATCATTGTAGGTAGCCCGCTCTGCTTGAGGGTTATTTTGGACGCTCATAGTAGTCCTACTCCTCTTCGTTGGTGTCACGGTTAATGATTTCATCGCGAACTGCCACACGCTGTTGTAGTGTGTGCACGATGTCTACTAAGGCTCTATATGAGTAGTAAGCCGCTTCACGGCCTGTCTGATCATCAGTCTTAGTATTTACGAAGGTCTGGAAGGTCTGTTCGACCAACTTGTTGACCGTAGTGTTGAATGTTTCGTTGCCTAGAAGCACCTCGGCGGCGTCTCCGTCAGCAATCAACTGCTCTTCTTTGTTTTGCAAGGTTCTCTCCTTGGGTTGTAAGCCTATGCCTTACGGCTTTTGACTTTGGTTGGTTTTCTAGGACGCCCCATAGCGGCCTTCTTAGCCGCTTTCTTACCTGCGACTGTGTAGGGGTATTTCTTACCTTTGACGTATGGCATTTGATTATCCTCTCGGGCTGGCAATACCGCGAACTTCTGTATCCTGCTGTTTCAGGACTTCCAGTTCACTTTCATCGATGTTCTTCTTATGGAAGAACTGCTGTTCTTTCAGATCCATCTGATCCGACTTCATGGCGTGGTCGGCCTGAGCCTTCATGGTGTCGAGTTGCATTTGCATCTGCTTCACCTGAGCATCTACTTGTGCCTTCATCTCAGCCACAGCGGTCTGACGTTCTTGGATCTCAAGTTGCTTCTGAGCCATCTGCATTTGCATCATGGCGGCTGG